CCATCATCATCAACGGCTTGCAAAGATAAAAGCGATTGTAATGTTCCCCTTCGGAAATAAGTAACCGCGGAAAGTATTTTTTGGGGATCTGTAATCAATGGCAATCTCATAAAAGATTCAATCATTTCCCCGGAATCAATATCAATGATTTGAGTAGTTACAACATCATCTTTAATTGGCTGTAATAATACAAGGCCATTTTCCCAAAGTAATGGTTCAACTGTTTCAAGCAATGCATTGATATCGGCATAACTCTTTTTAAAGTGGGGATTGGTTGCGTTCTTTTGAACTTTACCGATTAATTGTTTCGCGGCATGAAGCTTCGCGTAAATTCCTTTTGGAGCGGTTGGCTCCGGTGTTTGTGTTGTTGTTTTCATCTTGTTGTTTTTAGTTGTTTATTTTGTAAAGTTAATCATTTATTTTAAATATGCAAGTAAATTTTTGTAAAAAAGTATAAAAGAATCAAAATCTTTTGCGATATAATAAATTCCCCCGGCGCTTTCAACCGATTCTTGATATTGTTTTTGAACTTCGGATTGTTTATCCTTGCCAAATTTTACTTCAATCTTTACGGAACGCCCCTGGATGATTGCGGAAATATCCGCGGATCCCTTGGTTCCGGTGCTTGGTGTAAACATCCCCTTCAATTGGCGGGTATTTTCCCCGACTTTAATTTTTTTACCTTCGCGATAAATTCCCATTGTGTTGATTCGTTCGGCTTGGCAATTTGAGTAATTCAAGAACTTAATAATACATTTGGTCAATGCATTGGTTGAATTATCATTGTAATCTTCGGGAACAATATACGGATTGCTTGGATATTTATTTTTAAGATATTCAAACTCCAGGGCTTTGAGCAATGCTTTGTTTTCTTTATTCATGATTCAATTGTTTTAATTGTGAAATTGTCATTGTCATTGTATCGCATTTATAAGTAAAATCATTTTCCTTTTCTCCTTCCAGATGCAAAACAGCATTATCAAAGAAATCTTTTTTTGAAACATAACCATTAATAAAAACTTTTGTAAAGTCATTCATTACAGAAATGAAGCAATAGTAATCGCATTTTTGCCGTAAGTTATGAGAAGATAAATTGCAATGATGCAACAACCTTGGAACCGTATTCACGCGCATTGCTTTAACTTCAATCTTCTTATTGGTTAAAATAAAATCATAATCATAATGCTTCGCATGAATTATATCTTTGCCAATTGACGAAAAGTAATCAAAGAAACATATTTCGGCAATTGCCCCGGCTGCGGATCCATCGCCTTGAGTTATCGAATTATCTAAAATTCCAAAATCGTAAAGAGTTTTTGCTCTTTTTAATTGGTCTAAACTTGGAGTTATTGTAATCATGTTGTTTGTTTTTTAATTGAAAAAATTATTACTTGTATTATTGTTTGAATTTGTTCATCCGTTAAATCAAAATAAACTGGCAAAGAAATTTCATTTTGATATTTATTCCAAGTTTCCGGATAATTTATTATTTTATAACCGCGCTTTTTATATGCTGTTAAAATTGGAAGCGGTAAAAAATGAACGTTAACCGAAACATTTTGATTGAAGATTTCATCAATTATTTTATCTCTCATTGATTCATCTATTCCTTTTATCCTTAATTGATAAAGATGAAAGCTGCTAATTTTATCTTGAGTTGTATGCAATGGAAGCATTGCCCAATCATATTTTGAAAATGCTTTATCATAAAGTTCAAATATTTCTTTACGGCGCGTTAAATTTTCTTCGTAGCGTTCCAATTCAACCAAGCCAATTGATGCTTGTAAATCAGTCATATTGCATTTAAAACCGGGATGAATAACATCATAACGCCAATTTCCTTTTTGGCTTTTGGATAATGCATCTTTATTTTGGCCATGCAAAATCATTTCGCAAAACTCTTTATAAATTTTATCATGATCAAATCTCTTTGGTAAATCAAAACAAAGCGCCCCGCCTTCGGCGGTTGTTAAATTTTTAACGGCATGAAATGAAAAGCTTGTTATATCGGTTAAACTTCCGGCGCGTTTATTATTGAACAAAGCTCCAAAACTATGCGCGGCATCGCTTATTATTAAAATACGGCCAAGTTGTTTTTGCAAAGATGAACTTGGATTGAATTGTTGCTTTATTAATTTCTCTTTAACTAATTTATTTACTGCAATATAATCGCAAGGAAATCCGGCAATATCAACCAGGATAATTGCTTTTGTTCTTGGCGTTATTGCTTTACGAATTTCATCAATAGAAATATTAAAATCATCTTGATTAATATCAACCATTATTGGCTTGGCTCCAGAATGAATAATAACGTTTGCGGTTGCGCAATAAGTATATGCCGGCAATATAATCTCATCGCCTTCTTTTATTCCCCAGTAATTCAAAAGAACTTGAACGCCATTTGTCCAGGAATTTACGGCAACGGTTGTTTTGCATCCGGTATATTCGGTTATTTTCTTTTCAAAAAGTTTTGTTTTATGGCCGGTAGTAATCCATTTGCTTTGCAAAGTTTTTACAACCTCATCAATAATTTTATCATCAATTCTTGGAATAAAAAAAGGAATCATAAGTTCATTGCTTTAGTTGTTAATTCATCCCAAACATCCCCGGCTTTCGGAGCGTTGAAATTTTCAATTCTAAAATAGCGCCCGGAACTGTTCCGGCCTTTTGTTAATTTTAGTTTGTTAAACTTGGCATATTCTCCAACCCACTTTAAAAATCTTCGCGCTTCAAGATCCTTCCATCCCGCTGTTTCATTCTTGAACATCTCAAGATAAGAGTTGTTAAATATAAATTCATCAATCTTTATTGGATTATCATTCACAAAATCATAAAAATCTTTTGATGTTGCTTGGATAAATCTCTTTGCTTCGGCATTTATTGAAACCGATTTAAGCAATCCATTCTTTAAGAAGCTTTGCAAGTTGTGAATCATATAATTGTCAAATTTTAACCAGTCAATTTCAGTCCATGAATCAAATAATAACCGGCCATAAATATCAAGCGGGGATCTTTGCGCATTAAAGTATTGAAAGAACTCCAGTTCGTGCCTTCTTCGATCATGAGATGAACCGGCGCCAGCAATAACATAATTGGTTGTTAAAACTATTTTCGGAGAACGCTCAAATGGAATAAAGATTTCATCCTTGTTTTTTCTGTTTACTGTTATGCCTTCGGAAATCAAAGAGAATAAATCTTCAAAAACAAAATTTTTCTTTACATCATCCAGCGCCAAAATTTGAGAATCCAAATTAACTCTTTGATAAACAAAATCGCCTTTCAAGTTGAAAGCTTTGCCATCAATTTTTACAATTTTTCGAAGGTATCCGAGCGCGGTTAACATCAAGGATTTACCGGAACCGCCGTTTGCATTATCATCAATTTCTTGATCATTAAAGATAATTGCCTTTTGATCTGTTTTATCTTTAAAAGTATGCAATAAATATCCAAGTGTTGTTTCAAGCGAAGCGGTACGGTTTTCATCTTCATTGCTTACTTTATAAACAAGATCCTTGAAATCATTATCAAAGGAATCAAGCTTCGTAAAATCCCGGCCAATTATTTGATTTTCCCAAATGTATCCATTAACATCAATGTAACTTTGCAAAACAACTTCTTTCTTGGTTATTTTAGCAACTCCATTTTTAAAGGGGATAAAAGAACAATCAATCGTATCTTGAAGCATCTTTAATGCAATTGAATCAATCATATTTAAATGATTCTCATTGAATAGATAAGTTGATTTCGAGCAATAGTTCCAAACTTTTATTTCTCCTTTGCTTAAAAGAAAGGTTAAAACAAAATCTTTTATTTGATCCGTTGAACTTAACCGAACTTTATTTTCTTGAACGCGCACAAAAGTTGGCTTTTCGGCATTTTCCGGATAATACTTATTGAATCCATTCTTAACCAAAAACTCCGAATATTTCATCGGTTCGATGCTTATTGTTTCAACTCCTTTTTTTATTTCTATTTGCCAAAATACATCTTCGGTTGTTGCAAGTTCATCTTTAACATCATTAATTATCGAATCATCAACATTCAATTGTTTCTTTATATCTCGCGGATTGATGCCTTGCTTCAATTTATTCTTTACTTTAACAACAAGCTCCGTATTCTCAAAGTATTTGATTCCTTGGTTTGCTTTCTTATAAGCGGATTTAACTGTTTGTATTAATTCGCCTTGTGTGAAGCCAGGGGAAACAAATTGATTTTGCAAATAATATTCGGCAGCATCTTTGGAAATATTGTATTCACAAAAACAAGCTGCAACTTTAAAAACATATTGGTTCCGGGAACCTTCGGAAAAAGTACATCCAAAATCGAACTTCATTATCCGTTCAATTATTTTATCTTCATCATTTAAGATACAAACCGGGGCTTTATCATGGAAATCAAATCCTTTTTCTTGGTCGATTTGAGTAAACTCATCGCAAAATTCATTGATGTAAGCATCTGGATCATATGATTCAAAACAAACCCGGGAAACATTGCAGCTCGTTGGATCAAAATAATCCGAATTAAAGAACTTTTGAAATGCTTGGAACCTTCTTTTGTGTTCATCCTTGGTTGATTTGGGTATTTTAATAACCACTTTCAAACCTTTGCCCCCTGGCGATGTAAATAATAAATAAACAAAGGGGCAATTTTGTAATTTTTGCCTTTCTTCATTCATTGTTTGTTCATCTGGATAATCATCGAAATCCAAAACACAAAGCCCGGAATGTTGAATCAATCCATTATCATTGCGCTCATTAAATTGGCCGTTGAACATTATCGCAAGCAACGAATTTTTCAAGTTTCGATGTTGCTCGGATGTTTCATCTAAATTTCTCAACCTTTCAATCTTTTTATTTAGATCGGAATAGCCATTTTTAATGCGCTCAAAGACTTCAAGCACTGTTAATGAGTAAGGAGTTTCTTTTGCGTTAAATAAGCTCTTGAATACGCTAACTTTTGGAATCATAAGTTGTCTGTTTTTTGTATATATGTAAAAAAGGGGCTAAAATCATGACAATAAATGACGATAATCGGGGAATATTCCACATAAAAAAATTTATCGTCATGGCTGTATCGTAATGCTGTTATGCGATTGCTCAAAGTCATGACGATATGACGATAAAATTTCAAAAATTTTGAGCCAATTCCGCACTTTTTAAAAATAAGGGTAACTCTCATATAAAATTTATCGTCATTGTCATGAAATCGGCTACTTTGCAACAAGCATATGGCTTTAAGGCCATGACGCTATTTTTTTTATCGTCATTCATTGTCATTCAATAAATGTTTTTATTAATCAAAGTCTTAAGTTTATTAAGTTCCTTCATGTTTTTGCAATCAATTACTTGTTTTTGCAATGGCTTGTAATATTTCTCAAATGGAAATTCTTCGCGAAGCTTCAAGGTGCAATATAAATAAAGTTCATCTTGTTGTTTCATCCAATTATGATGGCAATCAATTCCATGAATAACGCTTGCATGATGCTTGTTAAACATTAATCCAATATGTTGGAACGGCATCCCCTGGGTACGCAACAAAGCGTAAAGATAATATCTTTGATAAGTTATTGCAAAGTTTCTGTTCGGAACATCAAGTTCATTTTCTTGAATGTACTCTTTAATCATATCTAAATTCATAATTTGTAAAGTTTATTTGCTGTTATTTGTAAGATCAAATCGAATCATATAATAGCTAAATTGTTTCAAAATAGCCATAAATGTCTAATATGTTAGTTAATTTGTCTTTGTGAAATTATATCATTTATCTTCATTGATTGCTTTTAAATATTTAAGATATAAATCAAGGTTAAAATTCGTTGAAATTTCATGATGCCATCTTCGGCGGCTCCAAAACTGGAGTATTGCTGCAAAGGTTGGTTGATTTTTATTGGTTGTTTTCATGATAAAATTCTTTTTCCATTAATAATTGTTGTTCGTAACCGTATTCATTTGGCCAATTTTCAACTCTTTCAATAACCATTTCGGCAAGTTCTTTGGAAAGCTCGCGATCTGGGAATATTTGCCTTTCAACTCCTTTGAATTTTTGAGTTAAATAGATATGTTCAATTTTGCAAATTACATCATCATCATGTTCTTCTTCTTCAAAATGAAAATAAACTTGTGCTTCAAATTCAATTTCATCATCCATGCAAAGCCAAGTAATGGTTGCGCAATAATCTTCGATTTCTATTTCTTTATTCATGACACAAATTTTTCATCGTAGAATTTTTTTGCCAATTCCCTTGAATTTACATCTTGATCTTCAATTAAACGGCCATCATAAAAACCCATTTGATAAGCATAATAAATAGATTGTTTTTGATAAGCTTGTAAGCTTGCGATTTGTACGGCATCCAGTTTAATTCCATTTTCTTCAAATAGATCGATGCATAATTGTAATGTTGTTTCTTGTTTCATTGTTTTTCGATTTTTATTATTAAATTATCATTCTTTTGAATTAATATTTTTACATGATTCTCATCATATGCTTCAACAATCCTTGTTTGGATTACAAGCGGGGAACCTGGTCGCAACCAAGTTTTGAAAGTTGCTTTGTATTTAAACATAATATTCCGGAAAATAATTTTCTTTTTCGCAAATTTCAATAATGGAGTTTGTAATTTGAACCGCTTTATCAAGCTTTGCTTCGTAAGCAAAAACTTTCATTTCACCGGAATTAATCATTGCGCAAATTACTTGCGTTAAAATTTGTTCTTTGTTCATAACGTGTTTTTTAAAAAAGTTAATATTGGAAATAAATTTGTAATGAGAGCAGCAATCAAAATTACTGCAATAAAGATTTTGGAAAAATAGATTTGATCTTCTCCAATTGGTTTAAAATAGTTAAATAGTTTTTTCATGGTGTTTGTTATTTGTTTCAACAAAGATAATCATTTAATTTTCATATATGCAAATAATAATTAACATTTTTTGTTAATTTATAATCATTCTAAATAAGGTAAAACATATAATCAAGGTTAATTTTACTTAATAATGTAATAAAATAAAGTAAAACAATTAATTTGTGGCCGCAATTTGCGACTGCAAGCAACTTGGCGGGAATAACGCCAGGTTAAAACCTTAAAACCTTTTAAGTTATTACGGTTACGCCCTTAAAAAGTCCAGTTTATTAATTAATAAACAAGCCAAATTTAAAGTATTACTTTGAAATTACATGATAATCGGAATTTAACCGATAATGCAAAGCATATTAGTCATAAAAAGGGCGGTTGCTTCTAACTCCCGCCCCTTAAAACAACACTATGAACGCCAAATATAATTAAAAATTATGAGTTAACCGCGCAATTTGACCAAATTCTTTATGAAAAATAAATCCTTCAACCGATTTTGGAACCCCAGTATATCCATTTTTATGATGCCATGCATCTGTTCCGGAAGGGGATCGCAATGTTTCAAAGGTTACTCCAATCATGTCTTTGCTTATTTTATGATGAACATGGTGGGAAAAAATGTAACGGTGTTTTGTTTCACTCCAAAGAATTGGAAATTCGGTTGCCAATAACATTGGAAGGTTTTCAACCTTGGCGCCATCGCCATGAGTTGTGCCAATTAAATTCTTTCCGTACTTAAATGCTTTGCGATGTAGCAAATCAACATTGAATTTGATATTTGATTTAGCAAAATGCGCTTCAATTAATTGCATCAAGAAAAATCCATGAGTTAAATCATGGTTACTTGGATTATACACAACCTCAACTTCCGCAAAACTCATCAATTGTTCCAACAAATCAATGTAAAGATTCTTTGCCATAATGAAATTTTGATGCCATTGGCCATCTGTATCTTGTTGGGTTCCGGCGGTTGTGCTTCTCCTGGTGTTATCGGTGTGCAATATATCATTCCCCGCAACGAATAAAACTTTATCAATGGTAAATCCTTTGGCTTTGTCTAAAATGCCTTGCATCCCTTCTTTTGCGCGTTTAACGGCAATCTGGCAATTGTAATCTTCGCCGGTTTCAAAGGCGGTTGATAGTTTACCAATATGCAAATCGGCAATATCAATAATTAACAAATGATAATCCGGGCTTGATTTAGTTTTTATCGCCGTATATTTTGGCGCATATGCTTTCACTTCGGCAATGGCTTGATCCTTGATTTTTTGAATCTCATTTAACTCTTCGGCTTTAAAGTTTGGATTCTTAAAAAATAAAGAAGCTTCTTTTGTTTTTAACCAACCATGTTTAACATCTTTATCATCAACCCCGGCTTCATCGGTTGCATTCTTGATGCCGCGATATTGCATGAGTATTTCGATCTCATCCTTTTTCAGGCGAAATCGTGCGCTTGTATTTTTCATAAAATTTAGATTATGGATTTAATTGCGTATTTCCAAAGCCAGGAAAGAAGCAATCCAATTGCAACCCCGACAAATAATAAATTCAAATTTCCTTTTGGCCGGTTGCTCTTTGCTTCCGATTTTGCTTTTTGCCCTTCGCTTTTTGCCTTGGCTTTCTCAACAACTCGATCTTTATAAATTGTCTTTAACTGAATTTTATATTTGTATTTAATTTCGGTTCTAACTTGCCATTTGGTTTTTGGAATATAAACATTCTTGTAAATTATAACGGTGTCTTTGGTAGTTAAAAATTTTTCCCAAACAATTGTGTCATTCACAATGTAAGGAATGGAATCCAAAGTTGTTATTCTTATTGTATCGGATGTTTCGGCGCATTTAAAACCCTTCTTTGTTGCTTTATTAATATGATAATTAACGGAACAGCTGCAAAGCATTGCTATTAAAATAAATAATATATATTTCATCCTTGTCGTGTATAAGATTTAACGTAATTTTTACTTGATTTGAGCTTGCTTGTCTTTGATTTTGCATGAACGCCAGGCCGTTTTACTTTCGGCTTGATTCTTTTGGTTGTATCTTGTTTGATTTTAGCCATTAATATCGCTTGATATTATTAAAGTGTATGTAAAATGATTGCCATGGATCTCTTTTGCCCGGTTAATTAAAACCATAAAATCATTAAAATCTTTTGTTCGCTTAAATACTTGGCAACCTTCGCTCCAATTCTCAACAAAATTCGAAACCGTTCCGGCTTTGTGGATGTTAATTCCAAACATTCCAGTATCTCGAATTATTTCATCATAATCCATATCGCGGTTTTTATCTCTCCAAACAGTTACATCCCCCAACCTTTGGCAAAGCGCTTGATATTTCCCTTGATGCATTGAAACAGCGTAAACGCCGCGGTATTGATCCGGAACCAATCTGGCAACGCCCCCGGAATTATGGAATTGCATAACTCCTTTTTTTCCCGGTTCCGTAGTTGCATCCCAAGAATGAAAGAACCATTCGCCGTTAATCTTATAAGACAAAGTTAATTTATCATCGAACAGATTTGTAACCTTTTGCCCTGGTGTTGCGTTCCGAACTCCAACAATGTTTACATCATAATCTTTTGCGCCATCAAACCAAACATATCCTTGCGATTTTACGGCCTTTTCAATTTGTTCTTTTGAATACATGTTATTTTTTTATTTTATCAACATCATCTTTTAATTCCGCGCCGCGCTTAAGCAATAGCTTCAAGCTTTCCCAAATATTCAAACCGTAGATTATTTTATAATTCTCCGAAATGGAAATCAACTCGATGCTGCAAAGCGTTAATGCTGTAATTTTTGTAACCATTAATGGAACGGAAAAGAATTTTAGAACAATTGCATCCAGGATCCAGTAATCAATCAAGTACAACATAATAACAGCAACTTCGTAAAGAGCTAATTTACTAATAATAGCGGAAAGCTTCCGGGATGTAATTGGTTGCTTTAATTTTTTAGCTTTCCAAACTCCAGTAATTGTATCGATAAGAATTAAAAACCCAACAAGAAAAATAATGCCGGATATTGGCATAAAAAACGCGGTTATAATGCTAATCAAGGTTAATAAATTTGTTTGGATGCTTAATAATAATATTGCTAATTGTGTTTTCATTCTTCAATCAATTGTTCAATTAATATAAAATTTAAATATGCGTTGAACGTTAATCCAATCATTTTTAAATATAATGCATCTTCAAAAAATAAAACGCCGGTTGTAAGGTAACCAAATATAAAGAATAAAACGCTCCAAATTTTTAAATGAATCATATATAATATGTTTAATTGTTCTTAAAATCATAATTATCAAACGGAATATTGCACCAATTCTCCGTATCGTATATGTTTACGGCGAGTTCCATCGTCCATCCGGCCGTCATATCTTGTGAACGGTTGATGAATGGAGTTGTTCCGATTGTTCCTTCAATATCAAGGAACTCATCAAAGCGCCATTGCTTGAATGTTGTATGAATATCTTTGCAAATGGAAATGCAATCCGAATGAATTTCGTTTATTTGATCATAATCGGATTGGTTGTATTTATCGCATATTGTAATTATGGCATTTATGCCAACATTGAAATCGCCAATTTGCGAAGGTTGTAACGAAACAACCATCATTGGATAAGTTACGGCATCCCGGGAAACAGCATCCAAAAATTCTCCAAAGAAAAAGGAGTTAATTTGCCGGTGTTCGGTTGCGATCAGCTCGAACTCCTTCCGTAGTTGGTTTAATGTTTTTTCCATAATTATTTAAGTATTTTTTAAGCTGTTCAATTTGTTTCTTTGATGCTTTAAACTTCATATAATAAAATTTATTGGCGTATATCCCGAGCGATCCGCAAGCATATCTTCGGAACAAGCTCCAGGGCTTGAAGATGATTGATTATATTCCGGATATAAAGTTCCATTATCCGCTCTCAAATGAACGATTAATCTTTCTTTGTAGAAATATGCATCTTTTCGCAATTGATCTCGCAAAGCGCTTGTTTCGCCATCGGTATTCGGTGTTATATTTTCATCTTGAATCCTTCCAACGGATTTATTCGTTAATTTCTCATTCAATAAAAGCGCGCATCTGTAATCAACAAATGCAACCAAGCAAGGCGTAACAAAATCATTCATTAAATCCAAGTATGGTTGTGTCCAAGTGTTTGTATTTACGCGTAATAATAGCGCTTTGAATAATGGAGTTGTTAACGCCGGTTGTAATTGTATATCCTGGCTTCTTTTAATAGCAACCGCGAGTAATTTAGTGTCCGTATTCATGTGAATCAATCCAAGCTTCTTTAAATTGTCAACCGATAATAGATAATCCATAATTTTATTTTTGTTAAGTTGTTAAATTTTCTTCAATTATTGGTTCAAATATAAATTTGCCAATTTGCCCTTCAATAATTTCGGAATGATCATTTTCGCCAAGCAATATTTCATCTGGAATACTTTCCGGAAAAGCCGGGCAACCAATTATTGTAAAATTTTTACATTTTACACAAATTAAATCTAAATTTTGTGTCATTTTTTAAAGTGTTTATCAATTAAATTTCCGACTAATATAGCATATTTTGATGGATTTGAATTTAATTTATATTCCATAAATAATTCGGCATGAAATTCATCAATATTTGAATTTGAATATTTTCCGGTATAAATTTTATTCAATCCTTCAATGTCTTTATTTTTATATAATTCTAAAACTTCTTTGTTATAATTCTTTTTAATTTGTGCCAACTCTTTCCAATATTGCAATTGCTTTGTGTTGTTTGTAAATGATGCCACTCTACTGTTTGCAATTACATGCGCAAATTCATGAGTTGTAACTCCAATTTGTGAATTTTTTACATCAATTTTGTTTCCAAAACTTTCTTGACTATATCCTTTATCTGTTATCCAAGCTCTTCTTGGATCAATTGATTCGTAATCAACTTTATGGCCAACATTTATATCTGTAATTTTGTACTTCATTCCTTCGATAGTTCTTTCTCCAATTTGTCTAACTACCCCCAATACTCGCCCCTTTGAATTAAAAACTAAATTTATTTCATCGGAAATATTATTATCAATTTTATATTCACTAAATAATTTTTTTATTGCAATCAATCTTTTTTCAAAATTTTCAACTTTCAATTCCGAACTAACTGAAATCTTTGCTTTTATTCCAAGCGCTTCTTCAATAATTTTTTCCGCAAATTGCTTTCCTTCTTTTATTGTTTGTATTTTTATTTCGCCAACTTCAATTAATGGAGCTTCCGGGGCTGTTTCAACCGATGGCCTTTTTATTGTAATTTGTTGAACCCATTCATGGCGGCAAAATGGAGTTGTAACTCCAGTTTCCGGGTTTGTGTACCAACCGCCTTTGTATTTCCAAACATCGCGATCAACCCTGGATGATATTGCATTAATATCTTCGCGAGTAAAGATCCGATTTAATTCAAGCAATTTTTCACAAAACGCCCTTGTTTCGGTTTTAACCGGTGGCACATCGGGGCGGGTTCGATATGAGTAGCGAATTTCAAATTCCGGGGTTTCGCCATCCCCAGTTACTTTCCCTTACCGCCTGGAGTTAAAGTTATTTCTCCAATCTTATCAAATAATTGATCATGCCTTTTCATTACTTCATCATGCGGAGTATTCCATTCAATTGGAACGGTTCCCAAAACAATATAATCATCTTTGCTTTCTCCAAACTCTTCAAATATCTTTATTTCTTCATTTGAAAATGAATCATGTTTGCATTTTGAAAAGCCAATTGTTGGCAATCCAACAATTTTGCGCGCTTGTGTTTCATCAATGGAAGGAAATGAAGCCAAAATTATATTTAACGCGGCATCTTTTGTAAGGATTCCGGTATTAATTTGGGCGGCAACTTCAATTAATGAAGCAATTTGCGCTCCATTTAACGCGGATTTTGCAACATCAACCGCAGCAACATCCACAACTGGAGCAATAACGCCCGGATTTGTTGTGTCAAGAACTGCATTTGCATCGGTTTGTTCAATAAGTAACGGCATAACATCGGTTAATTTTACGCTTCCAACATAACCGCCAAGCTTTGCCATGTAATTAATCATCCATTCAATGCGCTTTTGCCTTGCGGAAACATAAGTTGTTTTAAATATCTCAAATAAATCCGCGGATTCCGCAGCATTAAATGAACCGGTTTGAATAACTCCAAACAATGTTGGTGCGGTTACACTATGCGCAACTAAAATATTTTGTTGAACGGATGCCGCGGTTACTGAATAACGCTTATCAAGATCATTGCCATTTAATTGTTGAACGCTTGGCGCCAAATCCGCGCCATCGGAAAAGGTTATAATAATTTCGCCGGCATCTTCAACGGATTGCGTACGGCCTTTGATTGAATCAGTAATCCTTCGCAGCTCTTCGCTTGATTCCGGGAATCCGCTTGGCATATTGATCAAGGTTCCGGATTTGAATCCATTTTGCAATTCGTACATATGAAATTTAGCAATATCAACATCTGTTTGAATCGCTGTCAAACCCCCTTGATAAGTTGGCTTCGGATAAATTCCCTTTTCTTTGCGAGATTTCTTTGCCGGTTCCTTATAATAAAGAACAAATTGGCCAACCCGGTTATTTTCATCCAGGGCGGGGAACATTCGTAAGTTAGTTTTTTCCGAAGATTGTTGCATTGCGCTCCAATCATCCGAGATGTAATAAGTCTTTTCATCTTCGCTCATTCGAATGCGATCAACATCCAAATATTCCCACAAAGCAACGCGAGTTCCTTCCCGGTTCCAAGTACCTTTAACACAAAAACCCCCGAACATCTCAAAATCAAAAGCCATTTGTTCGGCAATCTCATTCATATCAAATTCCGAATATTGGTTGCGGATAAATTCATCCATGTTCCCGGATACGGTTTCAATTCCATTGCCGGCAATATAAAAAGTTTTTGTTTTTATAATTCCTTGATGCCAAGCGCTTCCATTATATAAATCAATCAAAAAATAAGGATAATCATTTTTCTTTCCCCACTTTACAAATCCAAGTTGGCGATCTTTTTCTTCTTCTGGTAGCATGAAATCTTTTCGAAAAGATAAAGATGTCATTTTTATTTTGTCGTTATTCATATATTTCAAAAGTTATTGGCGATTCATAAAAATTATTTGTTGTTGGTGCTTCAACCACTTCGGCGCGCCCGGTTTCAACAATTCCTTGCGATAATGTTGGATCCAAATTTATTGCGCTTGTTTGTTGGTAAATATTATAAACATAAGAACCGTTATAATCAAAAGTCAAATCAACGCCATCAATCAAAACAAATTCATCAAAGCGCGAAATTGCTTGGCTTACATTCGTTAAAATGCAAAAATAAGATTTGAAGCTTTGTTCGTGGATGAACTCAAATAGATAGTTCGGCGCCGGGATTGTTGTCAATTCCGTTACCGTTACCACTATCGGAGTGCTTCCGCTTCTTTGTATTATCAACATACTTTATTAATTTTGGTTGATCATTGTCATAAATGTAAAATATCCCCAGGTTCATATATAATTCGCCTTGGCTTTCTTCAATTGTGTAAAATCTTTCTGTTAATTTACTCCAACATCTTGCTCCAATATACTCTTTTTTTATTTTCATAACGTAAATATAAACAAAAAAAAAGGAAAGGAATATATTTTCCCTTCCCTTTTATGATAAATTAAACTAAACTAATTAAACAGATGGCGATTGTTGGCCAGATAATGTTGCAAAAATTGCAGCGGTTACATCTGGAACTGGTTCGTTTTCCATACCATTCAAAACAATTACATGGCCTTTTCTATCTCCTTTGGTTACGCCGCTTGTGTACTCATTCGCATCCGCAACTTGTAATCCTTCGCCAAAACCAAGGGCAACAATTGATCCATCCGCGTTCTCAACCAAAGCAACAACTAAATTTTGAGCAAGTAAATGAAGCTGCGCTCTCAATTCTTTTGTATCCGAAGCCAAAATCATTGATAAACTTTCTTCATAAAAAAGCGTTCCATTGTCTTTATTAACTTTGATTGGCGCTGTATAGCTTGACAAATTCGATTTTAATTTATATCGAAATGTTTCGCCGCTAACCGTTAATGTAGTAATTTGATTATTTACAACGGCGCTGTTAATTATCTTACTTATCGGAAAGATTAGAACCGATTTGATCCCGCCTTTTCCATTTGTACAAACGCGGTCATTATATCCCGCTGTCATATCACATAAACCCATTTTCTTTTCTTTTTTTTAAAAGGGGAATTTTCATCCCCTTAATTATTAATTAAATTATATTGGCGAACTTGTTCCGTTCCATACTCCAACGTTATTCAAGAAAGGAACTTGAACTCCCGCTCTAAATTTAGAACGAAGATAAATTAAATCATCATCAAAAGAATACCAAAGATCGTAACTTTCGAAATCGCTTGATAAGTCTGTTCCAAATACAAAGTGAGATGAACGGCCAGTATAGATATTATCTTTACCATTCAATCCGTTTACTTTAACAACTCGCATGTTTGTTCCTGGTAGTAAAATCTCATCCATTGTTGCGATTGCAGTTGGATCGTAATTGAACAAGTTCAAAGTTACAAGATTCTTTAACAAAAAGTTAAATGATTCACGTCCGCAAAAACAAATGAAATCTTGAGATTCCGCAACGTTTGCCGGTGTATTTGAGAAACATGCATAAAATACATCATATGCATTTGATGCTGTTAATGATGCAACCGCTGTTGGATTTAAATCAACACAACCCGCAGCTGTTGTAAGCAACTTACAAAAACCATTCATAAAAGCAAGGTTACCAGAACCCGAAACTTTGTTTCCTTTCCAAATTAATTTGTCAAGTTCAAAAGCATGAAGCTTCAATAAGTAATCTGTAATTTGTGCCTCAAATGGAAGGTTTTTATCTTCGGCCATTGCGCCTGGAGTCAATGCAATTTGCGCCCAAAAACCTGCAAGGTCTTTTTGACAAAATGATTTCATATATCCAAGTGTTTCAACCGCGATATCTCTTTGCGTGAAAACTGTATTCCCGGAATTTGTCATTGTGCAATCGCCAGCTTGATAAACAATTGAATCGTTCATTAAATTTAATGCTTCCGATCCTTTTATTCCTTGTTGGATTGCGATATATTTAAGTGTTTGCGCTTCGGTAACCGAACGAACAATTAAATCTTGTCTTGTTTCATCTGTGTATGCGGTCAAACCGGATACATCATATGAGAAATTATTGCTAATATACTTTTTTAAGCTCATTTTATTTATTTTTTAGAATTTATAATTTATTATATTTTTTTAACCATTCTTGGCGCGCTGTTAAGCTACCAACTTTTGCGAACTTTTCGCTTTCATTTGTTGCATTTATTGGAGCGGATTTGAATGTTTCAAAATCGCTTTTCAATGTTGCAAACTCATTTACTAAATTTGTGTTTTGATCCGCAATAACTTTCATCATTTCGGCAACCGCTTCAAAGCTTGTTGCGAATGAATTTAATTTCGCGTCAATAATCAATTCCACTTTTTCCGCACTCATTTGCTCTTCAATTGGAGCTTCTTCTTCGGCTGCTACTGCAACTCTTTCATCAATTATTTCTGTTATGATTCCTTGAGCATCAACAACAATTGAAAGCCCTTCGTAATCGCCGCTCAAAGCATGCGTTCCTTCCGGTGCCGGGATTGTTTCGGTTTCGGTTACAATAAAAACCGGTTGGCCAACTTCAAGCGAATCAAATTCAACAATTGTTCCATCCATTAAAGATGCTTGTTCAAACTTTTGTTTCTTGGCAAATGACAATTTCATTTCCGAAATTAAGTCAAGAACCGCTTTAAAATTTTTATTCATTTTATTTCTGTTTATGTATTATGTTTTCTTGTTCGTAAATTTTGTTTCAAATCAAGCAACGCTTGAAATATCGATGCCATTTGTTCATCTTCTTTTGCATCCATTAAATTGAAAACTCCTTCAATTGAGAATCCATTGAACTTCCCTTCTTTTGCTTGGTTGAATATTTCTTTGTCGGTTACTTTGTAGCTAACAATCCAAGATCCATCATTCGCATCTTTGAATCTCTCAGGCGCTGTAAATCCTTTTTCATTATCTATTTGATAAGAATGAATCATATAAATTCCCTTAACAACTTTGGAAGGATCATGATCCAGATTAACATTGTTAAAATTTTCTTTTCTCGCATAATCAAATATTATATCCTTAACCGCTTGTTTGGTAAAAACAACATAATATTCTTCGGCTGTTTCTTTTTCATATCGATAAATTGGAGTATCCGCGGAAATTGCTATTCCGGTTATTACTTGTTCTTCTTCATTAAATTCAAAAGCCATTTGCTTGGAAAAAGTCATAAAGTTTTTTTCATGCGCCGGTTCCCCAACAAGTGAATTAAAAGAAACGGTTGTTTCGGAATCTAATAAATCGATTGATATTTCGTAAATTGGTAAATCTTTTATCATATATATTATGTATTTTTGTTCGATGAATTTTGTTTATCCATATAAAAAACGTTCCGAAGAGTTTGAACTCATCCATTCAATCCGATGGATTCGAATGAGTTTTCCCCTGGCAAAAGTTTATGTTGTTGGCGATTATTTCCCGGATGTTATTCACATCCCTTGCAAACAATTTAATAATATCCGCGGTTGCGATGTAACCAATAAGATGTTAACTTTTGCAAATCAAATTGGCGGGAAATTCATTTATATGAATGATGATTTCTTTTGTACTCCAAATTTAAAACCCGAAAATCCAATTTATAAGGGGAATTTAATCGTTAATGAATCTCATCCCCCGCATTATCAAGTTGCTGCAATGAATACCCTTGAATTTTTAAAGTATTACAACCGGCCAACTTTAAACTATGAAACCCATTCGCCCGTTTTAATGGATTCTAAACGCTTAATTAAAACATTTGAACAAGTTAATTGGAAGGATGATAATCATTTCATCAAATCAATCTATTTAAATAGTAATATCCCCAAGAAATCCATTGAAGGATTCAATTGCAAAATCAATTCATCCAACATTCCAACCGCTTTGCAATATTTGGATGTTCATGGATGCTTTTCAACCGGCAAAGCGTTCCTTGATGATGCCGGGGCAACCTGGATTAAAACTTTGATTTTTGCTCCGCAACCATAACATTGTTTTGCACTTGAGAAATATCCGATTCCAAAACAAATACTTGGCCGGTTGTTGGTGTATTGCTTCCATTTCCAAGCAATCCCGCGGTTGCGGTTGTTGTTGCCGGTGTTATTGGCGCAAATTGTTCCCCGCTTGCTCCAGTAGAACCGCCGCCGCTTGAAAAGCTTGGCATTGATGGCGCGGTACCGCCTTGATATTTTGAAGCGGCAACAACGGCTAATTGAGCAGCTCCAAGCGCGCCGGTTGCAATTGCAAAAGGTATTCCGGCCGGGGCGCCGCCATTTTCGGCAAGCGATTTAACAACGGCTTCGGCGGTTGAAATAACAATTGATGTCATTTTCATTGCTTTCTCGCGATTAAATTTTTCGCGGTTTAATTTATCTTCAATATCAAATGCTTTCTTTTGAACGTTATATTTTGCAATTGCAAACTTTTCTTCAATGGCTGTTTTTTGTTCCGCTGTTAATCCGGCTTGGCTTAATTCTTTTGCTTGTTGCGCATCCAAACTGGCAAGCTCTTCATCCCGGCGGTTGTTTGTTTCTTGAATCTTTTGTTCCGCAGCTTGATTGATTACGGCATTTATTTCATTGGCAAATGCTTGGGCTTTTTGCGCTCCTTCAATAATATTAATTAACCCTTGATTATCTTCTTCAAATTGTTGCTTTGCGATTGCCTTTGCGGATTCCGTTCCTTTTTCTTTTATGCCTTTAATCTTCTTTTGCTTTTCTTCTTCAAGTTTAATCAATGCATCATCATGTTGTTTTTGAGTTATTTTCTCATTTGCATTCGTGCTGTTTAACAATTCCAATAACCTGGCCTTTGCATCAATATCTTCAAATTCAATATTGGCAAGCGCATTTTCTTGTTCATTCAACATTATATCATTCAAGAATTTTGCGGTGTTTCTCTTTTCTGTTTCATTTTTGGCCGCCTTATCTTTGTCAATCTTTGAATATTTATCATTTATTTCTTGAATCTTTTCTAACCTTTGAGCTTCCGTAATATCTTTTTGATCAAATGCTTTATTAATATCATCGATTTCAAGTTCTTGAGCGGATAATAACAACCTTCTTTTATCTTCATTTAATTTGGTTGTTGTCAAAGTCATTAATGAATTTTCCGCATCATTGAAATTCTTTGTTCCGGTTTCCATTATAATCTTTAACTCATCGCGATATTGTTGCTCGGTTAATGTTCCAAGTTTTAATTTTTCATCAATGGCATCGATTTCATTCTTGTTTGCTTTCTTAATTAAATCATCTCTAAAATCGCCATAAGTTTCATCCAATATTGCAAGCTGTTTGGCTTTGCCTTCATTCATCATGGAAATCTTTAAATCTTCGGCGCTTTCAATGGCGCTTGTTTCCCTGGATAATTTATCTTGAACTACATCCGCAGCTTTTGCAAGCGCTTCATTTTGCGCATCAATAGCTTCTTTTGTTTTATCAATAGCATCTTTTTTTGATTTTTCGGCGGGAACAAATTTTTTGCCATTATCCGATAATTCATTTTGTGAATTTAATAATTCGGTATTTGTTTTTCCAATTGTTTCAACCATTGCATTATTTTTTGCAATCTTTTTATTAATGGCCTCAATTTCTTTGTTTGTGCTTGTTTCAATTTGTTTCGTTAAAATTTCCGTATCTTGTTTCATATCGGAAAAACCTTGTCTATATCCTTGAACAGCTTTTTCCCTTCCTTTTCCTTCTTTTAAAAGATTTTCTTGAATCAATCTGGCTTTTTCTTTTTCAAGATTCATGCCGTCAATAACCAATTTTTCAAAAGCTTTTTCCCCGGCTTGAATTTTAATTTTTGCGGTTTGATATGCAATATAATTTTTTACTTCTTGATTCAATGCAAATTGAAATTTTGCTTCGTCCTTTAAATTGGTTAAAGTAGTTCCGTAAGTTGAATTTATTTGCTTGATTAATGTTGCTCGATCCTTGCTTCCGTTTGTTGTGTTTTTTAATTGTGTTGTTAATAAAATAAATCCGGATGTTTCTTTTGCAATATTTGATGTTTGTTCCTTCGCCGCATCCGATGCCGCCTTTTGAGATTTCTTTAATTTATCCGATGCTTCGCTTGCATCCATAAATTTGCTAACTAAATAACCAACCCCAACAACAAGCGCTCCAACTCCGGTTGTAATCATTGCAGCTCTCAAAGCTTTCATTGCCCCGGCTGCAAATATTGCGGAACCCCCAACGGCGGTATTTGCCCCGGATAAAACTCCTTCTCCAACGGCGGCTTGTGTTGCGGCTTTTGCCGAATCGCCCATTACAAAGTTCTTTATCTTTTCAATGGCAATTCTTAATTGAATACCAAGAACAGCATCGCTATTTAAGGCCAATGCCACTTGATTAACAGCATTCGCAATACCTTGAGCGGCTTGCAACTTAACCATTGTTTTGGTTAATTGTTCATTTTCTATTCCAGTTAATGCAATCGCGCCGGATAATCCTTGGAATACCGCAGCGCCGGTTCCAATTCCAGCAATGGCAATATCCAATCTTTTAAAATCGGATGATGCAACTTTTGTTTGCGCTTGAAGATCTTGAATCCGGTCTTTTAATGCACCCGCTTGGGCAATGGCTTCCCGGCCAACAACGGATTCTTCGCCGGCTGCAATAGCAACGGATTGATATTCCCGAATAACTCTTGAAAGCTCGCGGATACCAAGCCCCCCGGCTTTAACTTTTTGGTCAATGGCTGCAAGCTTCGCGGCGAAATTATCCGAACCCTTTGAATCCGATTGGATTGTTTTGGTTTGTTGCAAATCCTTGTTGAATCCTTGGATTGCTTTATCCGCTGCATTGATATCCGCAACCGAGTTTCCGGTGTCAACCCTTAATTTAAATACCGCTTCTTTTGTTGCCATAATTTATCCGATTCTTGACATTATTACTGATGAACTTGGTGTTACTACTCCGGTATGCGCGGATTCTGTTATAAGTTTAAAATTCGGTTTAGCCATTACGCAATAAATTTCTATAGAATCGCCGCCTTTTAATTCAACAAGCCAACTCGTTGAATAAGATCTAACATGGTTATTATCCGGCGCGGTCATAAATTTTGAACTTTTTGGAATATTTGTTCCATTTTTCTTTAAAAAAAATCCAACATGGTAACCAGTTGCCGAGCCGCCGCCATCATTCCAAATTGTTGCCGTAAAATCAACTTTATAAATACCAGATTTATCAACGGTCAATTTTGTTGGAGCCGGTACGCCAATATAATTTGCTAAATCAACATATCTAAAATCTATTGCCTTTGCAACCCCCCCCACAAATGTTTGATTGACATCATAATAAGCGGATAAATAAGGGCTTGCAAACATCATTCCCTCGTAAAGTTGATCGCCGCTTATTGCTTCGCTTGTGTAACCGCCGCCGCCATCATCCCTGGATAATTCCATTAAATCAATTGGATATATTACATCGACTGCAAGTGTTAATTGTGAAATTTTTTTGTTTGCCATAATTAATCTATTATTCTTAAGTTAGTATTTTCTTCTATTTCTCTAATTTCATCCGCTTCGGTTATTCGATAAAATGTTTCCGCGCTATCCCCTTGTAATATGCGAATCAGTTCGATTTCCGTTGATTGTTGTTTACCAGGATCAAAATCTTTAATACTTTGTAAGCGATAAACAACATCATCAATTAAAATTAAATTCTTGAAATCCAATTGATTAATGATGGATGAATTAAGCATTACGCTCAAAGTTACAAGCTTGCCATATCTCGAAACAATTTCCTTGATGAATGTTTCATGATAAGCGTAAAGATTATTATTTGTGTAATCATACGCCGTATAAAACACAACATCCGGAACCCCAAAATTTAAATCAAAGGTTGGTTTATCAATATTATCCAAATGGCCAACATATGGATAATAATCATATAATGTTGGTCCATGATACCAACCGCCTTCTCTCATTTCTCCAAGTTGAACAATAAACGGTTTGCCTTTCATTGGAACAACTTGGCCGGTTGCGGATTCATCAAAATTAACTTGATAAGCTCGCGGAATAATTAATTTGGTTTTTGGAATTACAACCAAAGGTTTTTGAGAAAATGGAAGCTTTAAATCGGTGTTGTTGGTTGCATATTGATTTTGTGTATCGAATAAAAAAGAACCGTATTGTTCGGCATATTCATTTAAATATTTTGAGTTCCAATAATCATTATCGCTATCAAATTGAAAACTATAATTCTTGGCGGCCAAATTTGTGGTTGGCGTTACTTTTATTTCTTTTGAGCGATCAAGCAAATAAGTCCAATCAAGCGCAGCATTGGAACCATTATAAAAATCATTTAATGGTTCGATTTCAATGATTGTTGGATCCGTATTTTTTGGCCTTAAATATAAATTAAACATTGTAATCAATCCCTTGAAAAATACATCGCCAGTCATATCCGACAAAAATTGATTTAACCTTATTGTATCCCCAACATTTAATTGTTGAATTTGTTTGTTAATATTTAATGCAACGTGGCTTGATGTTGCGGTAAATTGAATCGTGCTGTTTGTGCTGTTTGCAAAAGTATTATTATATAATAAAAGAGTTGTTTTGATTTCAAAAGTTAGTTCATCATTAACCAATAAATTAATTGTTGAAAAATAATTAAATGCTTTGGTTATTGTATGGGAATTTGAAACAGATGATTGCCCGGTAAAAATTTCATTTGTACTTATTACAACATTATTTTTTTTAACAACCAAATAAGTTCTATAATTAAATTGAACGGAATCCCCCCCAACAACTGGAGTTTTTGTAATATTAATAATATGATCGCCAAGATATTCAATATTAAAAAGCCCGGTTGTTAATGCTTTAAATTTAAATGGCAATGTAGTAACTGTTTGCCCAGTTGGATCCGTTAAAATAGTTACATCAACAAGATCAACCATTGTTGTTGGATTTGCAAAAATTTGTTTTGGATATGAATTGATATCAAGCCCCGTTGTACTTGTAACGCTTTGATTCATTATAAAACCCCCGGCGTTATTATTTTCGGTTGCCGTAACGCTTGCATCCGCAGCTTGCCCCGCTGTTATTTCCGGAAGGTTCCCGCCAAAATATGCAACCAATAATCTTTTAAATCTTTGTGTTTCAAAGAATGTTGATTCCCAGGTTAATCCAACGGCTTTAAATAATTTTTGTAAAACTTCGTAAACAAAAACTTGCGGGGCTAATTGATTAAAATCAAATGTATCCGGTGCAACCCTTGGATATCCGTAATCAATAAGGCCGTAATAATAACCAATACCAAGCCAATCCGCGCCGGATTTAATTGATGTTGTAACTCCGTTGATTTGATTAAATCCCGACCATGTATCGCCTTGGTTGTGGTGATTGCATAAATGATCATATTCGCTAAAATCAAGTTCGTTAATTTTAATCTTTTTCATCAAAGCAATGTAATCAATCTGGTTGCTTACCATTGAAATCTCAAAGCTCCAAGTTCCATTGTTTAATTTGCATTGTAATAATTGCGCAATTCCATTAAATACAAGCAAGCCATTCTCATAATATTGGCAAAGAGATTTTACGCTTGGATCAAAATCCAAAAACTGCGATTCAACGGATGTTATTAATTTTTCCCGGGATGTTGTCAAATATACGCTTGCCATCAACGCGCAATTGTTCGCGGTTCCGGGCAATGTAATTGTTTTGGATTTGTTTCCCTTGCGAGATGATAAATCCTTTACATCCGAGATGTTGTAAGTAAATGGAAACGGCAAAGCTTCATTGATATCAATTAACCGGCCGTTAATATAAAGTTCGCCGTTCATTAATTAAGTTGTGAATTAAATGAATATGTTCTTTGAATCTCAACAAGTTCTTGAATCAATCCATCTCTTCGGCTAACCTTCAATTTATAACTGGCATTCGTTACATTAACCGGTTCAAAGTTGCCATCCGATTCAAGATAAACTTTCGGCGATTCATATAATTCACGAACCAACCATTGTTGAACATCTTCTTTAATCCAATCGGAATTAAGCGTTAATGTATCTTCGGCGCGCTTGGAGAATGTTGTTGCTTCCCCTTGATATAATGGATAAACATAATCTTCATTATTCCAAACTCCTTTTTCTTTTTCATAACGGTTCCCTTCAACTTTGGTTGAATCGGTTGAAACCAAATCAAAAGTAAATGAATCCCAAACTCCAAACTTATTCAACCAATGCAATCGCCTTGATGGATATCTTTGGCATTCCGTATCGATGTAAATTTTAAAAACTTCGCTCCTTCCAGGATACGCTCCGATTCCGGTTGCATTTGTTCTAACGGTGTAATATGCGCACGTTGAAAAGTTGCCGGATGTTATGGCGGTGTTGTTAATTATATTTTGCGGGCTTGCATCAATAACATTTAATGGTTGAAAAGTAATTGCATTTCCCACGCTAAAAGCAATTAAAGTATTTGCCGAATTAAATAAACGGATATCAACGGTAAGCCCCGAATCATTACTAATAAATCCAAGGAATACTTTTTCATTTAATCCGCAAAAATATTTATAAGTTCTTGGCCATGATGTTAGATAAGGAATTCCGGATAATGGATTTGCTGTGGATATATTATAATCCCAATAATCCCAGTTAACAAAATCCGGATGCCTCAAAGCTCCATTGAAAACATATCTTATATTTGAATCATTGCTTGCTTGAATTGCCGGCGGTGTTCCATATTGTTCGTAAACAATAATTTCAATTAGATCAAAAGCGGTTTCGTATAAAGTTACAAGCGATCCATCCAACAACAATGGCGAAGATAATAATCCCCTTGCGATTTCCGAAGCATTGAACTTGGCATATATTCCATTTTGTGGGAATACTTGGTGCGTTGAATGAAGGATCGCATTAACATAAACCTCAACAATATATGAGAAATTTGGTTGCGCTGTTTCATCGCTTGAAAAAGTCCAAACTACCGGATTGCTTCCAGGTGTAAAAACTTGCGGGTATGTGTGAAATGTTATTGCCATTTATATTTGTTTTGTAGCTTTATCAAATTTAATACTAAATATTATTCCGGTTACTGCGGATAAATCATTTGCAATCTTTTCAAGAACCTTATCGGTTATTACATTATCGATTATTTCCTTGGGCTTGATTCCATGTTGCTTGATGTTATATGCAACGGCATACGCATGGCTCATATCCATTCCCTTCCATTGGCTTATTGCCTTGGCCATGTTTGCCGAAACGCCAGGATAATTGAAAGAGAATCGACTTCCATAATTATTGGAGTTAACGGAATTTACTCCTTCATCTTGATAAGCAAAATAATCATCCGCTTTAATCTCAAAGGAAAGCGCCCCGGTTGGAAAGTAAACAACGGATGAAGCAAGGCCGCCAGTATTGTTTGCATTCTTCTTAATGTAAGCGCTTAAATCTTTGGTTACTTTATTTCCAACATCCAAAAGAAACTTTTGATATGCTTTCTCCGGTTGCTTTACCGAACTTTCGGCAATGCCGAACCCTTCCAAGAAATCAAAATCTCCGGCCATTACTTTAATATGTTTTCTTGTTCGGCAATTATTTTAAAATAGTTAATCCAAAATAATGTTTTTATATATGGTTGGCTTGTAATCGCATCCAAACTGCATCCCAGTTCTTTTGATAATCGATGAAGGATTCCCGTCCAAATGAACCATTCGCTATCTTTAATTCTTGAATCATTTTCTTGTTCATCATCTCCGCTCTCAACATCTGGATCGACAAGATAGCGGCTTTCCGCTGTTCGTAATTGTGCAAAAAAAAACCAAAGTAATTCAAGAACTCATCCCCGGGGAAATGCTTCTTGAATAATTCGTAACGGATTGCGGTTGGATTTGTTATCCGGCCTTTGCTATCTTCTTGACAATAATCGAATCCTTCTTCAACATAACATATCGCAAGCGCCCGGCAAGGATCTTCGGCAACATTCTCGATAAGCTTCAAATCAATGATTGCCCCGGTTGTCATATGCGCAAAGTCTTTGTCAAAAATATAGTTCTTTCCTTCAATGGTTACTTTGCCAATTGGATCCGAACTTTTGTAAGCGCCCAAAACTTCAAGCATTGCATTTGCCGCCGCTTGAACATCATCAATGTTTCCCTTCTTTATCTTGGTTACGGATTGCCCGGAAAAGATTGAAAGAACCTGGCATTGAAATTCAATCATTTGCACAAAGCTTCGATTCTCATTCTCATTATCTTTGATTGCATCCGCAAGCATGATCCATTTTGTTAATTGATCCGGGGAACAATGTTCAACTTTATTTGGTAGTGTTAAGTTCATCGTTATATTTTTTAGCAATTAAATAAGCATGTTCTAACATTAACAGCTCGCGCGGGGAATTTATTATAATTAATATCTTAACTCCTTTGCGATCATAAATGTATTGTTGCACAACCATTCGCATCAAATTAAAGTTATGCTCGGATTGCATGGTAAATCCCTTTTCGTTTGTAATTCTTTAAGCAATGAACAGCCAAGGCCAATGATATTACGCCATCATCATGCATTCCACTTGGCGCGCTATATTGAACGTTCCTGGTGTTCATGTTGTAAATATAAGTAAAAGATTCGAGTTCATCAACAAGCCATGTTTCATTAATTATTTGGATGCTTCTTTGTTCGAAGCTCATGGCCAAATCTTCAATGATGATTGGCTTGGTTTTGCTTGTGGTTGTAAATGGATGAACAAGGTTCCGGCATTTGCCTTGAAGCATTTCATAAAATACATCGCCTTGATTGTTAACCTCAACCAACGTAACCGCTCCAAAGGATTTAATAACTTCGGCAACCTTGTCAATGATTCGGCTCCAATCATCATGGCGCCATCTTTGAACGTGAATCATTTGGCTTTTATCATTCAAGATAGTTAGAACGGTGTAATCATCCGCGCGGCCAATATCAAGGCCGGCATAATTCTTCGCGGTCTTGGAACCATTGCCGAAACATTCACGAACCCCCCGGAATAAACCGGAAGCATTATCCATAAATTCCGCAAGGTATTCTTGTCGAAATATATGATCCGGCAAAGAACGCTTACGTTCATCCAGTTCCCTTGCATCAATCATTGGATTATCATAACTCGAGTAATGGATATATTTATAACGTTCATCGTAATTGTGTTGCATGCATATCCGATGGAAATGATTCTTTCCCTTTGGAGTTGATATAAAAACAATCTTCTTTCCCTTAACCATAACACAAGCGGAAAGAACTTCGTCCCAAAGTTCCGGCCTTGTAAATGCCATCTCATCGATAACCATATAATCAAACGTATTGCCTCGGATGTTATCCGGCCGTTCCCCGGAAAAGAACTCAATGGATGAACCGAACCCGCTAATCAGTAAATCGGATTTGTTGAAATCAAACAACCCGGATTTTGCAACGGCCTTCTCAAGTTCGGCAAATACTTTTTTGCCTTGTTTATATACTGGAGTAATCCAAGCGATTTTGCATCCAGGATCATTGATTGCCCAATATAATAATTGATTGATGCCAAGTAAAGTTTTGCCGAATTGCCGGCCAATATTCAAAGCGAAATATTTCTCTTTCCCCTGGTTAATGGCTGCATGAATCAAACGTTGATTATCGTGCGGCTTATAACCTTTTATCAAACTCATTCAAAATCAAATTTATCCACGCTCCGAGTTTCAAGTTGTTGGCGATCATGCATCCCCAAACGGTTCTTTGCGTAGAATATTCCCTTGCCTTCATTGGCTACAATATCCGCGGCCAAGGATTTAAAAAGTTCATCAATCTTTTTTATAGTGTCGACTTTTAATTTATCATCCGATTGAAGCCAATCATAATAAGTTGCTCGATGAATTGTTTTCTCCTTTCTAATCAACGGAATCCATATCCTCAAGAAATAATCAATTGTCGGTATATGCCGATCCATAACAAGCATAACTTCCCCCTTATTACTAAGCTGTTCTTTCTTATGAGAACAACATTCAGTAATATAAATAAAAGCAAGTTCCTCGAGCTTTAAAATAAATTCATTTGAATATGCCATAATAAATATTTAAAATAATTTACCAATAGAACCGAGTTCATTAATAACATCTTTATTATTATCGTAATGAATTTTAATATTAAGTTCTTTTATCTTTTCAATCTTTGCTTTATTACTTCCGGTCGCAATAATATGATCGGCGCTTATTCCTTCAAACTTAATTCCGGAATCACTTCGGCGCGCTGTAATAATATAAACATCAAATCCTTTATCAAGATAAGATTGAATCAATTCTTTTCCTTTCCTTGTTGATCCAGTTCCGTCCCAGTCAAATGAAATTTTTGGCATAGCTTTATTATATATTATGTTTTTTTGTTCGAATATCTTTCCCGAATACTATATATTTTAAACTGGCGTTCCATTTTATTCACTCCATTGCCAAGAGATTTTTGTTCGCCATGCCTTCGATAAAAGTAAAGAAATGCATTAACATAACCAAGCTTCAAATCATTATATAAACATCGCATGTTAAATTCATATTCTTCGGCGCAATCAATTGATTCATCAAAGAATCCAATCTTATCAAATACATCCCGGCGATACATTAATGAACCGCCATGAATTGAATTGTACATAACCAATTGTTCAAATGTTGGATTTGTACGTTCGGGAATATACTCCAGTTGTTTTCCGGCATGCATCCCTTCCATATAAATTGCAATTGCATTTCCATTAATGAAATCATAATCCTTCATTCCTTCAACGGAATCTTTAATTGAATTTGTTGGCAAGTAATCATCTTCGCAAAGGTATTTGATAAACGTACCGCTTGAAGCTTTGATGCCTTGATTTAAATTGTAACTAACCGAAGCATCATGATTGGATTCAATTATCTCGATTGCCCCTGGATAAGATTGGCGGTGTATCGATGCAATTGCTTTATTAAGATATCCGCGATCTGTTCGGTATGGAATAATAATTGAAACGAGCGGATACGTCATTTAAGAAGATTTAAGAGATGTTTGCCCGCAGCTTCCATGTTATGCTTGCCGACAAACCCTTCATGCATTGAAGCGCGAATTGTTTCAAAATTATCTTTTGTAATAACGTTGAGAATATTATGGAATTTTTCTTCATTGTTTGCAAGTACAAAATTATGATTGCCATAAACATCTTCGTAAGCTTCCGGATTCAAGTTGTTCGTAATTACTAAACATCCAAGCGCCGTTGCTTCAAATGCCGTAACTCCAAAACAACCGTATAACTTTCCATTCAATAACGGTTGGAATAGTTCAATGTAAATATCGCATTTTGCAATCCTTTGAAGATTATTATAATGCGGATATCTTGTTTCATCGATATGGAAACTAAATTTATCTTTGAACGGTTTAATCATCTCTTTAATCTTATCGGTTCCCTTAACAATCGGATTGCTTGGGAAATGGCCAATTGTAATTGTTCCATCATAACGCTTTGGCCTTTTATCAACAAAAGAAAAGTGCGGGGCAATATAAGTGAAATCTTTGTTGTGTAGTAAAAATTCACATTGATCCGTAAAGATTCTTTGCCCCCGGAACAAGCTATCATAAAATTCTTTATTGTTTCGGTACCTGGTTCCGGTATGGTAAATGATTAACTTTGGATGATTTCGAACCACTTCAAAGATTCTCGGATCGGAATGAAATACTTGAACAACATCATATTCCATGTAATGCCTTGCAATATCATTTATTGTAACTTGTTCGCTTTGAGTTTGATAATTGAATACATGCCGTTGAAAAGTCCAATCAACGCAATCCACTCCAACCGCCCGAAGAGAATTTGCATTCTCATGGCTCATGTTGGCGAAATCCATTGATGCCAAATTTAGAACGTGCATATCTTGTATATCATTATCCAAAAAGAAACCCCCAGGATTAGCATTGCCAACCAAATTAAAAATTGATTCATTGTTTCAATAGATTAATTAAATGAATTTTTGTTGCATTCTTTCCGCTGTTTAATCCTTTTGCTTTAACCATTTTTTTAAGTTCTTGGATTGAAGCTGCTTCCGGATTGAATACATCCACTTTGATTCCGGTAAAATGAACAAGCTTCGGATTAACTCGCAGCATCTCGGAGTTCATCCGATCCATTGCAATACGAACACAAGTTGCGCAAGCGGTATTCAACCCGCCGAATCCATTATCGGAATACCAAACCGCAAGCTCGCGCTTTAATGTTTCATCCAAATGGCATGATCGCATCCTTGAGAATTGATCAAGTTGATATTTTAGTTCATCGCTTACTTTCATATATTAAGATTAATTCGGCTAATAAATAAGAAACAAACGCCAGGGGAATCAATTTCCAATCAATGAATAAATAAATACTTGTTGCAATCCAAAAGGATAAGCAAGGTAAACAATTGAACGGCTTAATATTCGGAAGGTTCCAAGTCTGGAGCGCCCTCGCCATCGCCGTTGCGATAATTATATAGATCATATTTAAATTTTTTAATTGCTTTGTGAATAGTATCCAAGCCAAGCCCGGTATTTTTTTTGATTTCTCGATAAGTCATTCCATATAAATGCATCTTTGTTATTTCTTTGATGAATAGTTCTTGATCATCTTTGGGCATCTTATTTAAAAAATTGTGAATAAGTTCTTGATATTGATTCGGATCTTGTTCATCATCTTCATTGGCAACATCAAAGAGTTCATTTGCCGGGAATCTAAATTGTCGGTTAAATTCCGATCCTGGCCAATTGTATTGGTTCCAACAGAACCGAGCGAACATCTTCGGTAAAACATTCGCTTCAAGTTCATAATTGTGGAGTAAAAGATAAACATGGGAAACAAGATCGCGATGCAAAGGATCATTTGACGTAATCTTTTTCGCGATTTCATAAGCATCTTTTTCCCAAAACATGGGCTAATATAATATAATTTTCTTTCAATCAACAAAATCTTTTGAAAAAAACTCAAACCATTGAACAAAAAAATGTTGGCCAACTGGCTTTGAATTGATAAATCTGTTCATCATTGGATAAGAAACATTCATATCTTCGGCGAGATGTTTAATTTTATAGCGCTTGTTTATTGTGTTCTTAATATGCAAGCGCATAAAATCCGTTATGTTTTGATTTTCAGAAAGGTAAATCATCATCCGCTTGTTCATCCGCTTGAATTTTAGTTTCTACTTTTGCACGCTCCAGGATATCGCAATCGAATCCTTGAAGGCGAGTAAAGAACTTTCCGTTCCATTCACGCCCGCGGATATCAAAAGATATCTCAACCGCATCATTTACGGAAACAGTTTCAATCAATGATGTTTTATCATTAATAAATTCAAATTGAATAACTTCCGGATACTTGTCGTTTGTTTCAATGTTAATTTCTTGTTTTGCAAACTTCTCTGTAATTTGCACTTTTTCGCCAATTTTCTTGACTACTCCCATCATTTTGTAAATCATATATTTATTTTTTGTTTGTTACTTATTTATCATTTAATTCAGCAATACACATCGCATAAAACATCGAAGCATGTACTAACTTTTCATTCATAAATTCTTCTTTCTCAACATTGCGTTCATATTTAAGAACCGTTATTCTTTTGGCCGGTTCGATATGATCAACCTGGTGTATTGTTTTATTATCCCAATCGGAAAGCAAATCATCGCCGGTTGTAATCATGCAATAAACAAGCTCGAATAATGGCTTATCATATAACAGCATGTATGCAACGCCTTGCCATTCATATTTTGAGTTGTGCGCTTCGGAACCAAATGCCGGAAATGTTTCCAAACTCCAGGATGTTTTGCAATCAATGATTGAATCTTCGGTTATTATATCGCATTCCCCGGATAAATATTCACTTTCAACCCGAAGATTATTTTTCTTGTAATCGGTAAATCTAACGGCATTTAATAAAGCAATTGATTCAAGTTCTTGATCAATGCCTTTCATTACTGGCTTGGTTCTTATTTCCGATTTATAACCATAAAAGTTTTGCTTTGCAATTTCCCGGATGTAAGTTTTTGCCCCTTCCGATAATGCTTCGG